TGCAACTTGGGCGCCGGCCTGCTTGATCTCGGCCGGTACTTCGGCGGGGACAGGACGCTTAATCTTGCTGGTCAGCCAGGCGTTGGCCTGCATCACAGACATAACCGGATCACCGGCACCCGCCCAGTCCGACCCCAGCAATGCGTCAACGTCTGCAACAGTGATGAAGTCGGTCATGGTTATTCCTGTTCGGCCTTCTGGCTTGCACCGCCGGACTTCGCTGCCTTGATCGGCTCGGGATGCTTGTAGTCATCCGGCGCGAACTTGGCATCGATGATCTTGTAGCCCTTCTGGCGCAGTTCAGACTTGCGCTCAGCGGTAACCGGGTGTTTCTCGTAAACGACTTTCTCTGACATTACTTTTCTCCAGGCATAAAAAAGGCCGACTCAATAGTCGGCCTTGCATTATCTGTTTGATTACCCTGCTCGGTAGAACTCGCCGTACCGCTCGACTGCCGCCGCTTCTCTTGCTCTCGCTGCCTCTTCAATTGTGTCGAATAGGCCAACGTGGACCATTTTCCCGGCGCTCACAACAAAGGCACGCCAACGACCTGTTTGCTTATGGTAGCCAACACCGGTAAACCCGCTGGAGTTATTGGATCTGATGCCGATGTTCTGCATATTTCTGGATTTCCCAGCAATTCGCAGATTTGACCACCTGTTATCAGTCTTGTCGCAGTTGGCATGGTCAACCTGATCAGATGGCCATTCACCAGTCATATAGAGCCATGCTAGGCGATGGGCGTATTGCCTCTTTCCAACGACTCCAATGATTACATACCCGATACGAGCAACCGTGCTGCACACGGCCCCAGCCTTAACTCTGTTTGAGGTCGGCTTAAGCCACGTAAACAGCCCTGTTTCTGGGTCGTAGTGGAGAATTTCTTTGAGCTTTTCTTGAGTAAGCATTGCGGCCTCCGATAAGGCGAGAAATGAGTGTCAGTAATCCGGCTTATCGGAGCCGAAAACCCCTTGCAAAGGGCTGTCCTGACACGGTCATTCTACATCGTTACTTGGTTGCATCACCAATGGTAATCACGCCCGCGGTTTGCTTGATGGTGGCGGCCACCAAGTCCCAGTTCGAGCCAGTTGCAATCTCGGCGCTTGTTGGAGACTTGCCACCACCCGCAACATCCCACGTAAAACCTTTGAGGCCCAAGCCGAACGAATAATCGCTTTGCATGGTGGTCTCGATGCGCTCCTTGCCGTTGGAGGTCTGGATGTTGGTGATCAGGTCGGAACCATCCATCACCATTGCAGCGCCGTCAGCCAGGCTCAGCACCTTCTGCTTGTTCGGGGTGCCAGCCTCGTACAGAGCCGCGGCGTCGGTGATGATCACGGCCTTGCCCAAGATGTCGACCACCTGCACACCGCTGAAGGTGAACAGCTTCTCGGCGTTGACCAGGTTCTTGCCGATCAGCTTGTGGTACATGGCGCCGGTCATTACCTGCGCAATGAGACGCTGCGAGGCATCACCGAACAGCGCGTGAGCGTTGTTGATGGCGACGTAGTCCACGCCGAGAGTGGCGGACACGTCATTGGTGGCGGTTGGCTGGTTGCCAATGGCGGCGACCAGAGCGGCGATGGCAGTGTTCAGCTGGTCCGACATGATGGCTTCGGACAGGTTGCGGCTGATCACTTCCAGCGCTTCTTCCGGGTTTTTCTGAACCCACGACAGCTGCGAAGGCTCCCACAGGATCGGACCGAAGCCGCCTGCGATCTTCACCGAGTCGTATTGCTTCTGAGTCAGCGGGGTTGCAGCCTGCGCACCGTTGGCGGCGTAGCGGTCAACACGGCGCTGAGCGCTGTGCAGGCCAGCCCAGAACGACTCTTGCAGGAAGTCGCCGTCGATACCTTGAGTGGTCAGACGGATGGAACCAGCGGAGGCGGCGTTGAATTTCTCAACGTCCTGCGCCAGGGTTTCGATGGTGGTTTTCTTGAGGTACTCGTTGAATACCTTCATGTTCGACAGGGACATAGTTGCTCCTTAGCTTGTTGCGGTCATGGCCTTAATGGCTGCTACGCGATCTGCTTTGCTGCCGCCAAAGTTGCCCTTGGCGCCGGAATTGCCGCCACCACCGCTCGGAGCGCCGCCGCCATTGGCATCGGAACTCTTCAGGATGTGGTCGCGGTGGGGGTACTGCGAAACAAGCGTCTCAATGGCTTCGTCGAAGTCGGCCAGTTCGCCTGGGCGGGAGCGACTGAAAATCTTCTGGCCCTGGGCGTCATAAGCGACGACCTTGCCTTCCTCGACCTTCAGGTTCTGACCGAAGGTGGCCTGAACCATGTCTACCGGCACAGCCAGCTTGTCGGCGATGTACTTGGAGCGGGAGAAACTGCCGCCGATCTTCTCGGCATACAGCTGCTGCTCCAGGGTCTGCGACTTGCCGTTGGCTTCGTCCAGCTGAGCCTGATAGCCCTTGCTGATTTCGGACTTCACGCGCTCGATCTCACCGGCATCCACCAGTTTTTTAGCATCGAGATTGGCGATGGTTTCCAGCGCCTTGCGGGCCGCAGCCGGGTCGTCGATACCTTCGAAAGCCTTTACCAGGCCCTCGGCAGTCTCGGCGCGGGTGCGGTGCGACTTGGCTTCAGCGTTCAGCCGGGTGATGGTGTCGCGGGTGCCAACGGCATCGAAAGCGATGTCTTTTCCGTCGTCACCGGTAAATACGGGCTTCCCATCCAGGACTTCCGCGTATTGCTTGCCATCCACTTCAACGATTTTGAGCTTCATTGTTTCTCCTAGCAGGCCATCCGGCCCAGTGCGCCCCGCTCATCCGAACAGACAGGCAATAAAAAGCCCCGGTGATTGCCAGGGCTGAATGATTTGGTTTGTGGTTACAGGCCGGCTCGATCAAACGCCTCGGGCACCATCTGCCTAAGCTGATCCAGCGTGCGCGGCTTGAAGTTGTTTCCGATCTGAAGGTCAGAGAACTGCTCAGGCGTCATACCACCATCGCGGAACAGCTTCGCCCGGGCCTTGCCAATGACCGCATCCTGAAAGGCGGCTGGCTGCGTCTTGATCCACTCGTAATAGGTGGTGTCCGCGCCGACTTGGCCGTTCATGCTCGCCCGATCAGCCAGAGCGCCAAGTGACGGCGCATCCTTGAGCAGAAGAATGAAGCTGGTCCGGCATCGGACATGGAAAGGAGGCCGTGGACCTTCATCAATCGCGTACTCGGTTCCGTCTGCAGCCCGGCAATACGCTGTAGTGCGGCCATCCAACGTGGCGATGATCTTCACGCCCTTCAGGATGTCGCTGTTCTGCTTGGCGAACTGATTGCGCGCCTGGCTGGCGACGTGCTGGACGGCAGTGCGCGTGACGGCGTCGGCGTTGCGAGCGGTGATCGACAGCAGGCCATCGGCGTACTTCATATCCTTGGTTCCGCGCAGTGTGCGCAAGATCTCGGCGTTGGTTCTGCCCTCGAACCAGCCTTGCCGAATTGCACCTGTAACCCGCGACCGCTCGGACTTGCTCCAGTCCTCGATAAATGGGGTCAGCAGCTTGCCGCCATCCGCGCCTTTCACGCCCAATGGCGACCTGAAGGCCGCGGTCTTGAGTGTGGAGAGCGCTGGAATGGTTGCGGTGTAGCTGGGCAGCGCAGCGGCAATCACTGCCGCCTCTGCGCCAGCTTGCCAGGTGGCAATATCCATCAGATCAAGCTGCATCTGATCGGTGTGCTCGACCAGGATGCCGGCCAGAGCCTCATCAACCTGATTGAGTATTTCGTCCAGTCGGGCGCGCTTGAAGTCGGTTAGCTCGCCCTTCCCAAGCTGCTCTCGCAGCGACTGATCGATCCGCCTGAGGAACGGCGCGAACTTCTCGACCTCGCTGGACTTGAGGCTTTCCAGCAGCACCGCGTTACGGATCGTGTCGCTGATCTGGTCGCTGCCCATGGGTTAATCGTCCAGGCTCACGCCTTTGCTGGTTTGAGTTTGTATGCGGGCAAGCTCTTTCGGCCAGTCGAGATCATCACTGATGACGCCGCGGCGCTGCATTTCGGAGTAGAGCGTTTCGTCGCTGAGCTTGCCGGAGTTGGCCATGCTGATCAGGTTTGGCAGGGACACTTCAGGCGCGAAGTCGCTGTCGAAGTTGCCGCGCATTTCGACGTGGCCACCGTCACCCAGGCTGCCGTAGTCGGCCAGGATCTGGAGCAGCTGCGCGATGCAGTCGGCGAACTGACCTGCCAGGCGAGCCAGCGGGGACAATTCCTGCGCCGCCTCCTCGTTGGCCTGCGCTGCCGTCTTCACGGCCTGTTTGTCCTTCTGGAGCAGCTTGGCCCCGGCCATACGCATATCGTCGACCAGATCTTTCAGTGAGTCCCGGCCGGCGGTGATTGCCGCCCCGGTGTGCTCGACGTACTTGGCGTTTCCGTCCTTCGGCATGCGGGTCGCGCTGGCCGAGCTGATAGTCAGCTGGAATTCTTCGTTGTCGGTGAACACGAACAGCAGCGGGACGCGGGCAACGTGCAGCAAGTTGTCCTGGTCGCTCTGTGACTGCCAGTGCTTGACGTTCAAGTGAGCCAGTTCGAGCAGTGGCGGCTTAGCCGTCATCGGCCCGGTTCGGCCTGTGTAGAACGTCACCCATGGGATGTATGTGAGGTTGGTCGAGCCCTGATCTTCCTGAGCCCATGCGCCGCCATTCTCAGGCTTGCGGTAGGTGCGCCAGCTGCCCGGCTCCAGTACGCGGACCTGATCCACGCACTTGACGCCGAAGTCACCGTCTGCGACCTCGACCGACTCCATGTAGCGAACCTGCATCAGCTTGCCGCCGTCGAAGCGCCAACCGAGCACCTGGCCCGGCTTGATGATGACGGCGTAAGGGCGAACCCCTGCCGCCTCTTCCTCGGCGACGGTCTTGTACAGCTTGTTGCCTTCAGCGTCACGGGTCGGCTGATGCTCGATCATCGCGTGACACAAGCCTTTGGCCAGCGCCTCGCGGAACCACTCGACCGACCACGAATTGAGGTCATTGCCGCCCAGGTCGATGTCAGCAGAAAGCAGCTTGATCGGCTCAGGAATATCCTCGCCCAGCTGAAGAGGTTCGGCGAATACGCGGGAAGTGCTGCTAGCCACCGTCTCGGCGTAGGCTGGGAGCAGTGTGGACAGGGCCAGGCGCTCCTTGTAGGTGTCGTCCTTTTCAGCCGGGTACTGAGGCAGCAAGGCCTTGCCAGCCGCCCGCATGGCCTGAGTCCCGCCCATCAGCGGATCGACAATGGCCCAATACTCGCGCATGCGGTCTACCGCCGGGAGCTGGATGCTCGGATCGTCGCTTGAACTCATGATTAGATTCTCAGGTCTTGGGTTTGGGTTTTTGCCGGTTTGACGATCGGGTATCGATGCACGACGAAATAGCCGAAGGCGTCGGCCGGGTCTTCAGTGCCGTCCTTGTTTGGCTCGCCCTGCTCGTTGTAGGCCTGCTGCTCCAAAACCTGAGTGGTTACCGGACATTTGTCCGTATTGACCTTCAGGCGGCGCTGGCCTTCGCCATTGAGGAACATGGCATTGACTGCCAGCACCCGGTCACGAACCATCGGGTTGGACGGGTTAACTTTCACCGAGTAGCCGGCCTGCCTCAAAAGGCTGTGATCCGACTCGCTGCCGTTGACGCTCTTGCGGTTCTTGCCGCTGGCATCCGGGTAGACGGTGATCTTGTGCTTGCCCTGATAGCGCGTATCCAGCGCCTCGATCATGGCTGGCGTATCGAACAGGCTGGTCAGCTCATCCAGTAGCAGCGGCTCACCATTGCGAATGACGAACACGCAGGCCGCCATCCGGTTGATGTTGAAGTCCATTCCGACATGCAGATCCTCGCCGGGGCGAATTTCCTCATCGGTATGGCAGGTCACCCGATTGAAGTTCGGGTAGACGCAGCCCGACGTCAGGTTGACGAACAGGCCGTCGATATAGGCGTCGACTAGGTTGGCCGGGTAGCTGTTGCGCAGCGACGGGATGTAGTCCTTCGGCAGGTTCTTGGCGTTGTCCCGCGTCGAGGCGTGCACGATGCCGTAGAACTTGCGCTGAT